GAGGAACTGGTCAGCGAGTTCAAAGAGGGCAAGGGTGCGAAGAACTACTGGATGGTTCACAACGCCAATAACCACTGGCTCGATGCGACCTACAACGCAGCAGCAGCGGCACGATTCACAGGTATTCATTTGTTGTCTAATCAGGCAACCGCAAAAATCAGTGCTACACCGATTGAGGCAGCAAAGCAGCGTCAAAAGGTGCAGCGTAAACGACACGGCAACATTCGCAGCCGACCGGGTGGCTGGGTAAAAGGAGTAAGACCTTGACAGGTGCAACAATGGCAAGAAAGCGTAAACGCAAGACAGAAAAGACGCCGCAGCCGAGGGCGTTCGTGGCTCGACCATGTACGGCTTGCGTGACACGTCGCGAGCCAAATACGAACTACAGCCGCGTCTATAGCAAGCATGGACGGATGAGGTACTGCAAGTGCGATTTTTGCGGTCACACGTGGACACAGACCATTTCAGCAGACCAAATTGCTACGACCGTAGCAAAAGCAGAGCGGAAAAGTATAGCAAAGCAGCAGAGCCAGCCTAAAGATACAGGGCATGGCAACAGCAGCATCACTACTAAGTCAAATCGACGCCGCGATTGAATCGCTTCTGACAGGCGGAGCAGAATCCTATTCTATAGGAAATCGCACCGTCACCAAGTTAGATTTGGGCGATCTATTCGAGCAACGCAACATTCTGCAAACGCAAGTGGAGCGTGAGTCTGGTGGAGGCTTGCGTTTAGCAAAGTTTCAGAGGCGTAGCCGATGATAGGCAAAGCACTCGACAGCTTTATCGGTGCTCTGTCGCCGCAGTGGGGAGTCAAACGCACAAAGGCACGCAAGCTGATGCGTGCCTATGCTGGTGCGGAATCTAATCGACTCACCAACAACGCAAGACCCAAAAACCAAGCTGCTGATAGCGAGCTAATGGGACCATACGGAGCAGATGCACTCCGAGCATGGTCACGAAAGCTAGTTCGCGACAATGCTTATGCTTGGGGCGTCGTTGATACGATCGTCAGCAGTGTGGTTGGTTGCGGCATGACCGCACAATCTATGCTAGAAACCGACGACGGCGTTGACGTGGAAGATGTCAACTTTCTGCGTGATGATTCTTGGGACCGATGGACGGACGTTTGCGACATCAACGGACAATATACGTTCGTCGAAATGCAGCGTATGGCACAGCGTGAAATCGTAGAAGCTGGCGAAGTGCTTATTCACATGGTCACGACTCCTGCTAAGGAGTTTCGAGGCATCAGCCGACCTGTGCCGTTTGCACTTGAGCTAGTTGAGGCTGACCGGCTCGCAGCAGACAAGGACACCTACGCAATAGCACGCGACGGTGGAAAGCGGATTGTGCGAGGCGTTGAGCTTGACGAGCTTGGCAAGCCGCTAGCCTACTGGATTTATCCTGACCATCCGCAGGCACCGCAGGCGTGGAATCGTGACCCGATTAGGGTAGAAGCGAAAAACGTGCTGCATCTGTTCCGGCGTGACCGCATCGGACAGTCACGCGGCGTGACCTGGTTTGCACCTGTGGTTTCTTGGCTGCGAGATTTGGGCGTCTACGTTGAGAACGAGCTGCAAGCGTCAGCAGTCGCGTCTTGCTTTGGTGTTGCAATCAAGACAGAGGGTTCATTCCCTGGGCTGTCAGGTGAGAGTACAGAACCAGACAGCGTTGACGACAACGGCAATTCGTTTGAGTACCTAGAGCCAGCGATGGTTGCTCGTCTGCGACCTGGCGAGTCAATCGAGAGCATCAATCCAGGCAGACCGAATAGTGCGTCAGAGCCGTGGATTAACCTGATGCTGCGTGGCATCGCAGTAGGCACAGGGCTGAGTTATGAGGTTGTCGCTAGGGATTACAGCAAAACTAACTACAGCAGCAGCCGCACAAGTCAGCTAGAGGACCGCAGGCGTTTTCGGTGCTGGCAGATGTACCTAATTCAACATCTCTGCAAGCCAGTCAGAGCGAAGTTTGCAGAAGCGGCAGCACTGGCAGGCGTGCCGCACTTCCCGACGATGGCAGAGCTCTTAGCAGACAGGCACAGTGCTGACCCGGTCGAATGGCAAACGCCAGAGTGGGAGTGGGTGGATCCGCAGAACGAGCAAAAAGCATCGCAGGCATCTATCGACGGTTTGCAGAGCACCTACCAGACAGAGCTAGGTTCACGCGGACGCAACTGGCGACAGGTATTCCACCAGCGAGCCAAAGAGGAGCGTCTAAAAGACCAGCTAGGTCTAACGACGATCGAAGAAGCAAAGATCGAAGCGAAAGCGGCAGTACCGCCAGCACAGCCAGTCGAGCAACCAGCACTTCCAGAGCCAGAGCCAGAGCCAGAGGTGGAAGTTGAGCAAGTATGACCATATCGACTTTGCACCACCGGCAGGCGTCCGAGAAGAGGCAGCAAAAGGACTCGAATGGCGTCGTGAATACAACCGTGGAGGCACAGCAGTTGGCGTTGCACGAGCGAGGGATCTGTCAAACGGAAAAAAGATTAGTCCGACAACTGCCAAACGCATGTCGAGCTATTTCGCAAGACACGCAGTTGATTCAAAAGGCGAAGGATTCAAGCCAGGAGAAAAAGGCTTTCCGAGTGCTGGCAGAATCGCGTGGGCGTTGTGGGGCGGCAATCCAGGTGAAGCATGGGCAAACAAGCTAGTCAGGCAAATCAAAGCTGCTGACGAAAAAGAGCGAGCAATTACAAGCGAGGAACCAATGCCAAACAAACGCGGCAAAGTCAAGCTGAGTCGTTATGACCGCATCCCAGAAGATCAGATGGTGATGCGTCTGGCAGAAATGCGGCGTGCTGACACTGACAACCGCAAGATGGAAGTGGTCATCGCCACAGAAAATCCGGTGCAGCGTTATGACGAGTCACGCGACATTATTATTCGCGAAGTGCTCGAAATGGACGGCATCGAGTTCCGAGGCGAACGTAAACAGATGCCAATCGTTGACAGCCATGACCGCAGCACCGTTGCGAATGTGCTAGGCAGCGTTCGCCAAATGCGTGTCGAAGGTGACGAGCTAATTGGCGAGGCATCTTTTGCGAGCGATGAACGAAGCCAAGAAGCATACACAAAAGCGTCAGAAGGTCATCTGACCGATTTTAGCGTCACCGCTATCCCGCTCGAAAGCGTTTTCGTCGAGCGAGGGCAAACCTACCAAACAAGTCGCGGAACCGCAGTCGAAGGACCAGCAAGCATTGTGACTAGCTGGATGCCAACCGATGCGAGCATCTGTGCTACTGGTGCTGATGAACGGTCGGTCGTTCGTCGCAGTTATTTTGGGATTCCTGAAACTATACAGAGGGAACAGGAAATGAGTGAAAGTTTGCGTGGTTCCCTGGTGGAACTTGGAATGCCGGAAGAAATCGAAAGCTCCGAGGAAATGCGTGAGTGGGTGACCAAGAACCTGCGAATGCAAGACGAGGAAGAAGTCGAAAAGTCAGAGCACGACGAAGAAGAAATGAAAAAAGCAGAACACGAGGACGAGGAAGAGATGACCGAACGACCTGGTCATTACGACGAAGAAGAAATGAAAAAGGCTGTCGATCGTGCGTTGCAAGCGGAACGCAGTCGCCAGCGTGAAATCTTCTCGTCATGCGAACAACTCAAAATCGAGCGGTCCTTTGCTGAGGAACTGGTCGAAAAGAACATTTCCCTAGACGCCGCCAGGGAACAAATCATCAAGCGTGCGGCTAACAGTGCCATTGGTCAAACAGCCGAGAGCGAGCAAATGAGCGTCAAAGTTACCGAAGCAGAATCGGACAAGTTCTACAACGCAGCCAAGGACGGATTGCTGACGCGAGCATATCGGTCGGCAGGCGTGCAACGTCAGGTTGAATCACCAGCGAACGGTGCTGAGGATTTCCAGGGTCTCGGCTTGCGTCGCATGTCTGAGAAGTTCGTCGCTCGCATGGGTCTGAACACTGACCGCATGTCAGCACGCGACATTGCTATGGTCGCGATGGGACATCCTAGCAGCCTAAACCGTCACAACATTCAGCGAGACGCCTATCACACGACTGGCAGTTTTTCAAACCTGATGCTCGACGCTGCCAACAAAACCTTGCTGGCTGCTTACGACGAAGCTATCTACACCTGGAACCTTTGGTGCCGTCAGGCTACCAGCGTCCCAGATTTTAAGTCGATCAACCGAATCCGTTTCTCGGAAGTCGCTAACCCAGAAGTCGTGCCAGAGAATCACGACTATCCTGAATCAGCGATGAGCGACAGCAAAGAATCGTACAAAGTCGAAAAGTATGGTTCGATGTTCACTGTGACTTGGGAAACGGTCGTCAATGACGACTTGGACGCTATCAGTCGCATCCCAGCTATGCAGGGCAACGCTTGCCGTCGAAAGCAGAACGCTGCTGTCTACGATGTAATCACTGCGAACGCCAATCTGGGCGACGGTGGTGCGTTGTTCAACACGACTGCACAAACTAGCTCTGGCGGTCACTCGAACCTGGCTAGCAGCGGTGCTGCTGTCAGCGTTGCGAGTCTCAATACTGCTTACAACAGCATGATGACCAAGAAAGGTTTGGGTACGAGCAGCGATGCAATCCTGAACATTCAGCCAAGCTACTTGATTGTTCCGGCTGCGATTTCCGCGACTGCTTTGCAGGTCGTCGGTTCGATTGCTGATCCGTCTGCTGGTGGCTCTTCTGCTACTGGTAACTCCAACACGCTCAACATCTACGGTCCCAATGGATCGCGACCGTTGCGAGTTGTTGTTGACCCTGTGCTCGACGGCAACAGTGCAACTGCTTGGTATCTGGCAGCCAGCCCGAGCCAAATCGACACCGTTGAGCTTAGCTTCCTGCAAGGAGAAGAAGCACCTGTTCTTGAGAACGAGTGGGACTTCGACAAGGACTGCTACAAGTACAAAGTGCGTCAAACGTTTGGCGTTGCTGCTATCGACTTCCGTGGACTCTACAAGAACCCAGGTGCATAAGCACGAACGTAGCGGAATGCGACAATCGTTTCTTTCAAGTAAGGATTTTACAAAATGGCTGGTATTCAAAACTTTGTTGAGTTCGCTGACGACTTCCTTGGCAACGAGGATTTCGGCACAAGTGCGAGCGGTTCTGGTTGGATTATTGCTGATACATCATCGGCAGGGACTCCGACCTATACTCGTGGCGGAATCAATGGCGAAGCAACGCTTGCGTTCAGCAGCACAGCAGAAATTCAAAACGTCTGCCTCTACATGGGCGACGATTTGAACTTCGACATTGACGAGCTGATTGACATTGAGCTGCGGGTGAAGATGGGACAGGCTGCTGCTGATGCTGCTAGCAGTGTCGCTTTCGGTCTGGCATCTGCTCGCAACGATGCGATTGACTCGATCGCTGAGGCTGCATTGTTCCGCGTTATTGGTGCTGACGACACGACCGCATTGGTGGTTGAGTCGGATGACGGAACCGTTAACAACGACGACGTGGCAACAGGTCAGTCGCTTGTCAACGTTTACAAGAAGTTTGTCATTAGCTTTGCTGCTGGCAAGTCTGATGTGCGATTCTACGTTGACGGCGTTCGGGTTGCTGCTTCGACTACGTTCGACATGAGCAACTACAGCGGCGGATTGCAACCATTGATTCAGTTGCAAAAGACCGCTGACGCTAATACCGACAGCGTTGTCATTGACTACGTGAAAGTCATTTCGAGGCGTTAGATATGACGCTGCGTGCAGCAATAACAAGCGATGCCTCGTCTGTGTTTTTGAGCACAGACGAGTTCGCGGAAACTGTGACCTATCACCCGCACACTTATTACAACGCGACTCCCCGGTCGTCGCGGTCGATAAGTGCTGTGGTTATTAGGGAGACGATCGCAGTTTTGGGGGAGGACGGTGATGCTGTCCTCCCTGTTTTTGAGGTGCATGTGGCGAATGATTCAACGAACGGAATCAGCAGTTCTGAGATTGATTTAGGTGGCGACCAGATAGCGTTGGCACCGCGAGACGGGAAAACAGCGGAGCGTAAAACGATTACGCGGCTGATGCAACAAGACCATGCCATGCTAGTCCTTGAATGCCGGTAACAGCAAAACGACCGATTAACGAACGCATCGCAGTTGAAATCTTCACTCGTCTGCAACGATTAGAAGCAGGCAAAGAGGACACGATTCAACTAAGCGAGGTGATTCGTCCGAAGCGTTACGCGACTTACACGCCAAAGAACTTGCAGGTGGTTTTGACGCAGGAAAACCCAGAGCCAAACCCAGAGCTAAACCTAGTCGGCAATCCTCCGGCTGTTGCGTATGACCAGCAATTTAATATTCGTTGCCATGTGCTACCTAGCGAGCACGATCCGACAAGTGTGGACGAGCTAATCAACCTAATGACGGCAGAGGTGATAAGAGAAATCACGAGCGATAACCTGTGGCATACGTTCAACAATTTAGCAATCGACGCCAGCATCGGCACGATTGAGCAGATTGACACTGACGGCAGTTTTGACGGTGCGAATGTGCCAGTCACCGTTACCTATCGAGTTAGCGAGACAGACCCGTACACGACTCGATGAAATGCAAATCACGATACAAGGAACGAAAGATTTAGAGAGGTCGCTGAAAGGTGCAGAGCGGAAAATGCCGCAGCAGCTAAATTCAGCAATCAATAAGACGTTGACGTTTACGCAATCACGCAAAGCAAAAGAGATTGCACAGCGACTGAACATGACGCAGAAAAACATCAAGAAAAACCTACGCAAAATCAAATCGACGAGAACAACACTGACAGCTATTTCGCGACTGGTGGCGACGAAACGACCGTCACTTAAAGACTTCAAAGGAACACGGCAAACGCGACGAGGCGTGAGCTACAAAATTGACAACAGGAAAGGCAGACAGGTCATTCCTAGCGGATTCATGGGACCGAAGCCAGGAGTAAAGGCAGAGCGACTATACGGTCACGCTTTCAAGCGGACAGGCAAGAAACGCACGCCAATAACAAGACTAGA